TCCGCCACCGGGTTCTACTAGTTCACCAGCATAACCACCAGGGCCATCTACAAACCCTCTTTTATTATTCATGATACCACCGTTAGCTGCCATGATTGTTTCAGAAGTCATCATTTCTTCTTCCATAGGAGCTTGTGCTGTAGCAGTTTCCATTGCTGCTTTTTCCATGTATGCCATAAGCATTTGTAATTCTTGTTCTGTTAATTCTTCTACTGCTTTTTGAAATAACTTTTGTGAGATTGCTTGCATTTCTGGTGGAATACTATTTAAAGATTCTTTTACATCAGCAGGGGCTGACGCCATTGTTGTTTCTTCCATAACCATATCTCCCATCATGTAGCCAGGTCGGCCACCATTTTTTAAACCAATGATGCCACCGTCTTTAACTAAAGTAAAATCAGTAATGTCTGCTTTTGTTAATGCAGGTTTTGCTACAGCCATAGGTGTTAAATTTTCTGCAATAGCAATTTCTGCAGCTCTTTCATAATCTGCAGTGTCTTGTAAATATTTATCATATGTTGCTTTGTCAGCTTCATTCTGTCCTTTTTCACTTTTGTATTTTGCGTAAGTGTCCCAAGCTTTAGTACCAATATCTACCCATTCTCCAAAGTCAACATTCTTAACTGCGTTTTTACCCCATTCTTTTGCAGTCTCCCAAGCCGCTCCCCAATCAATATAAGACGGAACTCCACCTGTATCAGGTAAAGCTAATCCCATACCACCATTTGCTTTTAATAATCTTGCTTCTGATTCATTAATGAATGCTAAAGACTCACCTTTTGGCGCACGTTTGTTTAGAAAATCTGCTGCTTGTTTACTATTAGTGATAGCCATAAAATTTTATATTCCCCTAGGTATATTGTATATTAAAATAGCAGGCGTTTCACCTGGAATCTATACTCTTACCCGTTTTTTCCACATAAATCAAGTGTCGGCATCACAACTTTAATGTCTTGAGCCATATCTTCTGGCTTAAAACCTTTAGCTTCCCACATGGTTTTTTCTTTAAATGTTTCGCCTGTCTCTTTGTGTCTGTAAATTGTTATTACTTCTGCTTCTACCAAAGGTACTTCTTGTCCATTAATTATTGTTGTTTTTGTCATTAAGTCCTATCCTGTTGTAATACGCTTATTGTAACTATTGGGCTTGCAACATCAGAAAGCATTTGAATCTTGTCTCCTTCTTCTAATATCAACACAGTTGAATCCTCTCCTTTTAAAAATTCATATTTAACAGTAGTCGCTAAAGAATGTTTATCGTAAATAAATGCTGTACTAGAACTACTATCAAAAACAGATAGAGTTAAAGCCGCTGTCCCCACATTTGCATTGTATACAGAAATAGATTTAAGAATTCCTACAGTTGCAGCTGGTACTGTATAACAGTCAGCTGTAGTAGCAGCAGCCAAAGTAGTATGATGTAGTTTATATGCATTAGCCATTATAGTCTTTTTATTGTTTTAACTTAACTTGTAAAAAATGTAAAGGCTTCTTGCTCATCCTTTATTTGTTGTTGGTATGTAGTATTCATTTTTTGTACAATTGATATTACGTTGTTAGCCAAATTTTGTACGTTTTGTCTATCAAACTCTGGTCCTTCAATTGTAGGTACTACTTCTGATATTTTTGCCATTATCTTCTTCCTCCTGCATGTATATCTAGTCTAAAAGTTCCTAGTCTCCAGTTTTCTCCAGTACCTGTATTAGATACTTTAAAAGCTATTTGACGAGCTCTTATCCTAGTGTTTAATTGTGTGGTACTTGTTGTTGCCGTAAAAGTATTGGTTACAGTATTACTATTAGGAAAAGCTTTTGTGTTTAATGCAACTTGTGCATTTCCTGTTTGTGCACCAAAGTCAGGTAAAAATCTACTTATTCTCATCATAAATTCACCATCCCCTGCAAGGCCTTGTTGATCACTAATATCATAATCTCCAGATTCTATGTTAGCTAGTATTGCATTTACAGTCCCACTAGCAAAAACTTCATCAGTCCCTACTTCGTGTTGCCAAAAATAACTAGCACCATTAGTTACACCATTTACACTTGGTTCTGTTGGTGCAATATTAGTTACATACTGTGTAGCATAAGGTTTTCCATAAACTCCTTCTGGTGTCCAAGTCGTTCTAGCAAGTGAACTAGTTGTCCATATTGGATCCGAGTCGCTTGATTCTATATAATTGTAACTAACTGATCGATTAACTTCGTCTGATCCTTGACCACAATAAAACCAAGTTACTTCACCAAATAAATTGTTTACAGCTCCGTGTATTTGTTGGTTAGCATTTACATTAATATCTTCAAAAACATAATCTTCAACAAGACAAGGCATACTATAAACTCTACCCCCTGTATATTTAAAGAAACCATTAGGTCCCATCCAATATGCAACACCATCAATTTCGACTGGTGCATGTTGACTAGATATTCCACAGTTAGTACCAACTTGTTCAAAACCAAAAGTAAAAGGTTGGCCTACAAATTTCATTGTATACATTGCAGTATCTGACCAAACATATAATGCAGTCTTACCTGCAATTACTGCTAGTAATTTAGATCCATCCGGCAATCTTTGAGAACCTGCTGTGTTAGTAGCGGTTGCAGTATAAGCTCCAACCCCATCAATATTTTCTTGGTCTGAAAATCTTACAAACATATCATCTTGTGTAGTAGAATCGCCTAAGGTTGTTTCTGTTCCAATAAAAACTAAATGTCTATCAGGTGTTGATACAGCCATGTCTCTTGATGCTGTTGGTGCATTAGGTAGTATAACGGCTCTTGTAATTAAAGCATTAGTTTGAGTTGGATCCCATTGCCATACTTTTTTGTTGTGTACTAAGGCTATTAAAATTTGTCCATAGTTAACTAATCTCCATTGTCCTGGTTCAATTACAACTTGCGCTGAAGAACTTGCGCTACCCCAACCTACATAGCCACTTGCATCAAAAACAGTTGTTCCATTAGTATGAGAAGCAGCAGTAGTTCCACTAATACTTCTTGTTATACCTGTTACTTTGTTGCCTGTAATTCCAGTGTAGCCAATTAATTCATTGTCTATTTGAATAACTTCAGTTGATCCGCCACTGGGAATTGTAAAACTGGTTGTTGAAGTTAAAGTAATTTCTGTAGCAGAACCATTGTTACCACCACTTGCTGTTAATACACCATCTAAAGTTGTAAATGTTGGTGGAATAACTTGTCCACCAAATGTATTTGTACCCCAACCAAAACCATATCCTTGAGTAACAGGTCCTATTTCATAATAAGGATCGATAGTTGCAGTTGCCATAGCACCACCTGTACCTGTTTCGTTATTATTAGCTAAAGTTGTCATTTGAGTAGTTAGTGTAGTAGCACTTGGAGTGCTTAATACTTCAAATAACTTTCCATTAAAGTCAGCAGCTGTAAAAGAAGTACTAACCCCTGTTAAAGCAATAGACCCATCTCTTACTAAAAGAATATCACCTACTGTTGCATTGTGTGCAGCACCATAAGTTAGTGTTAAAACATCTGAACCATTAGAAGTTCCAATAGAAACTCCGGTTTGAATCTTATCTGTATCAATAGGAGTTATGTCATAAACAGCACCTTCAAAATAAATGTAAAGCATTTTGTTGGTGCCAATTGCTACATATTTATTACCGGCATTATCTACCCAAGCATGTTGATCCCTGCCTGCACCTACTAAATTACTTGCTGTTAATTGAGACCACCCACCTATTTTTTCAGGATAACTATATCTGAAACGCATGTAGTCACCATTGACCCATCTTCCTTCTGCGCCAGTATCTGATGATTGTTTATCTAAACCTGGTTTTAATGTGATTTTTGTTAACATATAAACTCCAAGTTACAAAATATACTAGATTAGAGCATATATCAATATGAATAAAGCAGAGGGAATCAGTGGTGGATCATCCCTCCGCAAGCTTATTGTATATATTATTTTTTAGGAACTGTAAAGCCTTTAAAATATGCAGGTAAACCTAACATAGGACGCTTGTCATATAAATTTTGTTTAGCATCTTTACCTTTTAAATTATTGTAATGTAGAAATACTTGTGCACAATCTTTACCTTCAAAAGGTTCTCGCCAATGTTCTAAATCACAACCAGAATAAATTAACATGTCACCTGGTTCAAGATTAACTTTAACACCAGCTTGTCCTTCTTTACCTGTTGGATCTAAATATATGGGCCACGGGTCTCCACCTAAGTTTAACGTAGTAGATACTTCACATGAATATCTATCTTTATGTCTAGCCAAGATGTCTCCTTTTTTATAAATTCTTGCATAGGAATAAGTAGGACTTAACTTTAGTGAAGTTTCTTTATTCATTTTGTCATTTAATTTAC